ACCTATTACGGTTATTTCAAGCCCCAGTTTGCGGAGTTTGGCATTGACTGTGATATGCTGAACTGGACCAAGACCTATGGCAAGCCTGACCACGCCAATCACAAAAAGGTCTTTGAAATGCTCAAACAGGGCTATTATTTTATTGCCCTTATGGGTCCGGGCCTGTGGACTACCGGGGGCCACTTCGTGGTCCTTTGGTGGGAGGACGGCAAGGTCCGCATCAATGACCCCGCCAGCACGAAAGATGCCCGCCTCAACGGGGACCTCAAGACCTTTAAGAGCCAGGTGTCTTATTATTGGTGGATTGATGCCCGGAAGTTTAACGGGTACGGCTCCGCTGTCAAGCCCCCGGTGGCCTCTACCGGCACTCCTGGAACCGTCAAGCCCCCGGCCAACGGCCCCAAGGTGGGTGACATCGTGGAGTTTACCGGCTCCGCTCATTATTACAGCGCCAACGCCACCAAGAGCTCCCCCTGCAAGCCCGGCAAGGCCAAGGTCACTCAGGCCTTTAATGGCAAGCACCCCTATCATCTCATCGCCGTCAAGGGCGGTGGCTCCACCGTCTACGGCTGGGTGGACGCCGCTGACATCGCCGTGGAGGCCTCCGCCGCCATCGCCAAGGGCTCCACTGTCAAGGTCAAGGCCGGAGCCAAGACCTACACCGGCGGGGGCCTGGCCTCTTTCGTCTACGCCAACACCTACACGGTGCTGGAGCTGTCCGGGGACCGGGCCGTCATCGGCCAGGGCAAGGCGGTCACCGCCGCCGTCAACATCAAGGACCTCACCCTTGTGGGGTAAAATAACCGGGAGGAAAAGAACATGGAAAGCATTTTTGACTGGTCCGTCATCCTCAGCATTGTGGGCGTCCTGGTGGTGCTCACCAACATCATCGTCCAGGTCCTCAAAAAGCTCACCTGGGACCGGCTCCCCACCAATATCCTTGCCGTCATCGTGGCCATGGGCCTGACCCTGGCGGCGTTCTTCGCCTGGAGCCAGGTCAAGGGCCTGACTGTGGTGTGGTACATGGTGGTGGCCGCCGTTGTGGTGGGCTTTATGGTAGCCTATGCGGCAATGTTCGGCTTTGACAAGCTGCGGGAGGTCATCATGCAGCTTGAGAAGAAAAAGGAATAAAGCCCCCCCCCGGCGGGAAATGCCCCTGTGCGGCCCATAAAGGCACCCACAAGGGCCGTCAAGGGCGGGAGGGGTAAAGATACCCCCACCGCCCTGACCGGGGCTGTTTTTTCCAATGGAAAAAAGCCGGAGGGGCCTGTGACCTCTCCGGCTTTTTGTGTTTACGGCATGAGGACTTTTGTGTCCCTCACCACTTTGTCATAGGTGTCCTCAACGTCTAAAAAATCAGTTTTGTGGGCCTCCAGTTTTGCCAAATAGGCCTCCATCCTTTTACGCTGTCCAGATGGCGTTTTTAACAGCATGGCCTCCGTTGTTTCTTTTATGTAGCTGTTTTCAAGAAATGCAATTTTTAAGTCTCTCACACTGGAGAGCACCTGGTCACACGTTTTGCTTGTCCCCGGTAAAATCCCTTTGCACCCCGCTTTTTCGGCTTGTAGGAGGGTCAACGCTGTCCGCTGTGCCAATGCCAACCGGCTGGTGAATGTGTCAATATTGGCCGTCTGCTGGGCCAGCTTGAAACTTTCAGATAGGATGCGCACATCATTTTCTATCTGCTCTTTCGTGTAATAGGCCCGCATATCCCGCAATGTTTCCTCCGGCGCATCCGGCGTGTATTGGCTGGCCTCCGCCTGTTGCATAACATACCCGGCGGGCCCTGCTGTTGCGCCATGCTCTGCTTTCTTTTTCCGCAACAGCAAAAACGCTGTCACAGCAAAGAGAATGACCATTATGACGTACTCTGGCTTAAAATCCGTAAAGCAGGCCACAATCCCGCCAAGCGCTCCCAGAGCAAAGAACGCACCCCAGAAAACACAAATGCAACGCAACAGTTTTTTCCAAAAACTGCTCATCTTTTTGCCCTCTCTTTCTTGTTCTTTCTTGACCTTTGCAAGCTCCATTATATCCAGCACCCCTCGAGGTGTCAAGTAACAGAGCCTATTTGATAATGACTTGACGGCCATGCAAAGTATAATTACTTTGAAAGGAGGCGCTGCGGATGATTGCGGAGAAAATAAAGGCGTTAAGAGAGGCACGGGGCTGGACGCAAGCGGAGCTTGCCCGCTATATGGGCATCACCCGCAACGGTGTGAACTCCTGGGAGCAAGGGCTTTCCATTCCGTCCCCTGCCAGCATCGTGGAACTGGCAAAGACCTTTTCCGTATCTACGGACTACCTCCTGGGCCTGGAGCCCCTGGCCAGCATCAACGTGTCCGGCCTTGACGAAAAGGACGTTGCAACGCTGGCCATGCTTGCGGACCGGCTGAGGGCCACAAAGGATTAAAAAATTGCCCGGCAAAATTTCTTTTTGCACGGGCTTTTTTCTATCTTGACATTATATACCTTTTGGTATATAATTCGTTTATAAACATCAAAGGAGGCCGCACCTGTGGACAGCAGACTAAAAACAGCCCGCCTTGCACATGACCTGTCACAGTCACAATTAGCCAAGGCCGCTGGCATCAACCTCCAAATGCTCCAGCACTATGAGCAAGGCGTGAGGGACCTGAGTGGTGCCAAGCTGGCCACGCTGCTCAAGCTGTGCAGGGCGCTCCAGTGTTCTTTAGAGGACATCCTGCCAGACGGAGAAACAACGGAGCTATTGAGGCTATACACAGCAGAGCAAGCGGGGTGAACAGCCCCGCTTTTCTTATTTTCTGGAGGTGCTATAAATGAACCACAAAGGAGCCACCCATTTCACGCTCAATGACCGGCAGACCCTGGAGCGGATGCTGAGAAAAGGCTTTTCAAAGCCTGCTATTGCGGAGGCCCTGGGCAAGTGTGAACGGTCTATCTACTATGAAATAGGCCGGGGCCTGTGCGTCCAGCGCACCACGGACCTCATTGACGTTGAGGTCTATTGTGCGGACGTGGCACACCGCAAATACAAGGCTTTCCTCAAGGAAAAGGGCAAGGAGCTCAAAATCGGCCATGACCACGCCCTGGTCAAGCGGCTGGAGGAGCTCATCATGGTCCAAGGCTTTGCCCCTGGTGCCGCCCTTGCGGAAATCCGAAACAACGGGGAGAAATTTGACACGGAAATCTGTGAGAATACGGTCTATAATTACATCTACCGTGGGGACGTGTTCCTTTTCCTGACCCCGGAGCACCTGCATGACAAGGGCCGCCGCCACTACGCCGCCAAGAGTAAAAAGGAGGCCGCCAGGGCTCCCCGTGGCCAGAGCATCGAAAAGCGCCCGGAGGAGGTCAAGAGCCGGGGCAGCTTTGGCCACTGGGAGATGGACAGCGTCATGGGGTGCAAGGGCTCCAAGCAAGCCCTCCTGGTGCTTACAGAGCGGCGGACCCGCATGGGGATTGTCTTGCTGGTGGAGGACCACACGGCGGCCAGCGTGGTCAAGGCCATCAACGGCCTGGAGCGGCGCTTTGGCAAGCTGTTCTATAAACTTTTCAAGAGCATCACCGTTGACAATGGCTGTGAGTTTCAAGACTTCGAGGGCATAGAGATGTCCCACCGGCGCAAGGGCAAGCGGACCATCGTGTTTTTCTGCCACCCATACAGCGCTTTTGAAAGGGGCTCCAATGAGAACATGAACCGGCTGATTAGACGGTTTTTCCCCAAAGGCACCAACTTTGATGAGGTCACAAAGGAGGAGGTGATGGCAGCGGAGCGGTGGGTCAACAACTACCCCCGCAAGATACTGGGCTGGAAGTCCGCCGCCATGCTCTTTGACCAGGAGCTCCAGGCGGCGTGACGCCTTGACCCCATACAAACGTACCAGCCGAATGGGATTGACCCATCCGGCTGGCTTGCCATGTCATTTTGTTGTGAAAACGCATAAAATCCGCCCGCCCCGCTTGTGCAGGGTGCTAATTTTTCTTGACTTTTGCAAATTTCTCTTGACTTTTAGGTCGGCACCCCCTATGATTAGTTTGCAGGCACCCGAAAGGGGCCAGCAAGCTAATTTTTTTTATTCCTTAATCCAAAGAAAACCGTCAAGGAGGGCCAAAAAATGAAAGTTACCAGCAAGCAGGAGGCCTGGAACAAGGTCAATGAGATTTTCCCCACCGACTATGAGCAGGACCTGGGCAGCAGCGACCGGGCGGGATACCCCATCTATCGGAGCACCGCTGAGGGTCACTACTATGACTACATCTGCGACCTGGGCAACCGCCTGGAGGTCAACCTGGACAGCTCCCACCTTGCCACGGTCAACATCTGGATTGAGGAGCCCGCCAAGGCGGAGGACAACGTCCAGGCGGGTGCGGAGGCGATGCACGCCGCCAAGGCTCTGGGCCAGACCATCAGCCCCCTCTATGACAACCGGCAATTCACCCTCATCACCCTTTGCGTGGACGGTGACCGCTACATTGCAAATGACACCATGCGCAAGGTCTATGACGGCCTCAAGCGGGGTGAGAGCTGGCTGGCCGGTGACCTCATCGCCAGCTACTGTGAGGCCCAGGGCATCCGCTGGGGCACCATCCAGGGCATCAGCATTGACCACTATGCCCACGGGAAGAACGGCGAGAACGGCGGCCACTTCATTGTCCAGGGCTATGTTGCCCTCCGGGAGCCCGATTAAGGGCCCCCGGACGCCACGCCATCAATCCAACATGAAAAGAGGTGAAACACATGGCAGGCTACGCTTTCCGCACGTTACAAGCTCGGAAAGACCTCCAGACCCTTTGGGAAAACGGCAACACGGTCAAGGACCTGGCGGCGGCCTTAAAGGTGCCCCTCTCCACGGTCTATACCGAATTGCGGCGGGGCCGCACGGGGGACCGGCTCCCGGACCAGCGCCTCAAGTATGACGCCGACCTGGCCCAGCTCACCATGCAGCAGGAGCTTGAGCGGAGGGGAACGCAGAGCTGCCGCTGAGGCATGACCCGCACCACACAGGCACCAAAAAACCAAGGAGGACAACCCCATGAGCAAAAACGAAAACGCCATTGTGCTCAAAGCTGGTGGGCGGGCCATGGAGTGCATCGGCACGGTCCGCCTCACCCCGGAGGCGGAGAAAGTAGTCCGCCGCCTCAAGGCCAAGACCGGCCTGCCCATCCGTCAAATCGTGTCGGACATCATTGTCCAGGCCGAAAACATCATCACCATTGAAACGGAGGAGGACTAATCCATGAAAGAGTACAAATGGAGCGTTGGCCTGCGCCACAAGACCACCAAGGCCAAGCTGGACATCTCCGTCTGGGCCCCCACCTGCGATGACGCCACGCACAAGCTGACCGGCATCCTCATCGGCCCTGAGTGTGAGTACGAATGGACCGGCACCGGGCCGGACTATGACAACGGCCCCAGGGAGCGGGACGCCGCCCCCACCAACCACTAAAAGGAGGAACAGCACATGAAAACCCCCCGTTTCCCGCATTGTCCCCGGCAAGGTCATCCTCTACCGTGGGGAGCCCTGCATCGTCCTGGAGCACCGCAAGGAGGGCACCCTGCTGGCCGTGGCCGAGCAGATTGAGCAGTCCTTTGGCAAGACCAACAACTTCAAGGATGAGGACAACGCCCTCCGGGTGCACCTCAACGGCGCTTTCCTGGACAGCATCACCCAGGGGCACCCGGAGGAGGTCATCACCCGCACGGTGGACCTCACCGCCCTCAACGGCTCCAAGGAGTACGGGACCGTGGAGTGCAAGGTGGCCCCGCTCACCTTGGATGAGCTGCGCAAGTACCACGGCATCTTGCCCAACCCGGAGAGCTGGGAGTGGTCCGTGACCCCCTGGTCCACGCCCTGCGTGGATGATGACCATGTGTGGGTCCTTGGCTTGTACTCCGATGGCGGCCTCGGCAACTACGGCTGCTCCGGCACCGGCGGGTCCCGCCCCGCTTTCCTCATTCCCTCCGATTTTGCGGTGGAGGATGACAGCAACCCGCTGGAGGGGTACAGCAACCGGGAGCTCATAGAGGAGCTTTTCCGCCGGGTGGACAAATGAGGACCGCCCAGGACCCGTGGGACAAGCCCCGGCGCAACCCCTGGCCCATCGTCATGGCCTGCGCCGCCATCGCTCTGGCCATCATCCTGGCCCTCACCGTTTCCGCCCTCACCTTAAACTTTATCTTTGACGCCCTGCTGGCGGACAAGCCCCCGGTGACCGTGGCCACGTCTGCCCCGGAGCCCACCAGCACCCCACCGCCCACCGCTCCGGCTGAAACGCCGGAGCTGGTGAGGCACCGGGATGACATTGTGAGTGACGGGCGGCTCCTGGCCTATGACCTCCAGGAAATCATGCAGGACCAATGTGAGCGCTACGGCGTGCCCTATGCCCTGGCGCTGGCCATCGCTGAGGTGGAAACCCACTTTGACCCGGACGCCACAAGCCCCACCAGTGACTATGGCCTCATGCAGATAAACCAATGTAATCATGAATGGCTCCAAGGCCTGGGCATGGACCCGCTGACCCATGCCGGAAATATTGAGGCTGGCGTCTACATCATCGGCGGCTACCTTGACCGCTACGGGGACACGGAGCGAGCCTTGATGGCCTACAACTGCGGCCCCAGCGGTGCCCAAAAGCTCTGGGACGCCGGTGTCTACCAAACGGACTACACCCGCAAGGTCATGACCGCCCTGGAACACTGGACAAGCATTTTGGAGGACTGACCTATGCCCTATTATACCACCTGCCCCTATTGCGGGGCCCACCTTGACCCCTGTGAGCCCTGTGACTGTCAATCTGAAAACAAGGAGGATTTACAAGATGAGTAACCTGTCCATGACCATCAATGTGGAGGCCCCGGCCCTGGTGGCTGCCGTTGAAAAGCTGGCCGCTGCCATGACGGTGAACCCCAACATCCTGACCCCTGACGCTCCCCGGCCCCAGATGCCCGCTCCGGCGGCTGTTCCGCCCCAGATGCCCGCCCCCGCCACGGGCCCGGCTCCGGCCATGCCCCAGACCCCCGCTCCCGTGACCCCGCCCCCGGCTCCGGCGGCCCCTGTTACGCCCCCCGCTCCTGCGCCCGCTCCGGCTCCTCAGACCGCCGCTCCTGTCATGCCGGTGGCCGGTGCCCCCACCTACACCCTGGACCAAATCTCCAAGGCCGGGGCCGCCCTGGTAGACGCCGGGAAGATGGAGCCCCTGCGGGCCCTGCTGACCAAGTACGGCGTCCAGGCCATCACTCAGCTCCAGCCCGCTCAGTATGGCGTCTTTGCCACGGAGCTGCGGGCTCTGGGCGCTCAGATTTAGGAGGTGCCCTATGCCCCCTGAGAAACACGCTTTGCTTTCCGCATCTTCCGCCTCCCGCTGGCTGGCGTGCACGGCGGCCCCCCGCTTTGAGGAGGGGCTGCCGGAGAGCACCAGCGACTATGCGGAGGAGGGCCGCCTGGCCCACGCCATTGCGGAGCTCAAGGTCCTCAAGAAGTTTACCATCATGACCAACCGCACCTATAACTCCCGGCTCAACAAGCTCAAGAAAGAGGCCCGCTATGACCCGGAGATGGACAAGACCACGGACCTCTACCTGGAGCACCTGCTGGAGCAGGCCATGACCTACAACAGCCCCCCCACCGTGGCCGCTGAGGTCAAGGTAGACTTTGCGGACTATGTGCCGGAGGGCTTTGGCACCTGTGACTGTGTGATGATTGGAGGAGATACCCTTTGCATCACCGACTACAAGCACGGCAAGGGCGTCCCCGTGTCCGCTGAGGGCAACCCCCAGATGCGGCTTTATGCCCTGGGTGCCCTCAAGCGCTACGCCCCCATTTTCGGGGACGCCATCAAAAAGGTCCGCATGAGCATTGACCAGCCCCGCCTTGACAGCTACACCACGGACACCATCACGGTGGAGGAGCTGCGGGCCTGGGGGGAGAGCATCAAGCCCACCGCACAAAAGGCCTTTTCAGGCCTGGGGGAGTTTGTCCCCGGTGACCATTGCCGGTTTTGCCGGGGCAAGGCCCAGTGTCGGGCCCGTGCCGGTGTCAACACCGCCCTGGAGGACTTTGCCGGGTGTGTCCCGGCGGGCTCCCTCTCCCCGGAGGAGCTGCAATCTATGGAGGCCGCCAAGGCCAGCGGGATGGAGGCCCCCGGCCTCCTCACGGATGAGGAAATCGGTGACCTGCTGGTCCGGGGCAAGCTCCTGGTCCAGTGGTACAAGGACCTCGAGGAATACGCCACCACGGCCCTGCTGAACGGCAAGCCCATCCCCGGCTGGAAACTGGTGGCCGGGCGGAGTGACCGGGCCTTTACGGACCAGGACGCCGCCCTCAAGGCCATCATGGAGGCGGGCTATGATGAGGCTGTCATCTATGAGCGCAAGCCCTTGACCCTGGCCCAGCTTGAGAAATTGATGGGCAAAAAGCCCTTTGAGGAGGCGGTGGGCGGCTACGTCATCAAGCCCCCCGGCAAGCCCAAACTGGCGGAGGCCTCTGACAAGCGGGAGGCGTACAACCCCGCCGCCGCTGACTTTTCCGGGGTGTCCTCCGATGCGTGACACCGTGAGCTTTTCCCAAGACAGCTTTCACGCCACCATCTACCTGCCCAGCCTCCTGGACCTGCCCGTCAAGAACGTCCACAAGATTTTCACCATTATGCTCTGGGATGACCGGGAGAATGAGCAGGCCATCCGGGACACAGAGCTTTTCCTTGAGGACATCGTGCCGGAGAGCAAGCAGGCCTGGACCGCCGCCTCTGTGCGCTATCAGCAGGAGTGGCGGCTGATTGAAAAGCGTGCCACCGTGCGGCGGACCCGGAAAGACATCGAGCGGGACGCCGCCATCCGGGCCCACAATGATGAGCTCACCAGGGACGTTAAAAAGGCCAAACGCCAATATGAGCGCTGGGTGAAAATCCAGGCTCTTTGGAACGATACGAAACACAAAATGAAAATCATGTAAAGGAGTAAATGATTATGTATCAGAACGACCCCATGAAAGTGCTGACCGGCGAGTGCCGCCTGTCCTACTGCAATCTGACCACCCCCAGGGCCGCCCAGCAGGGCGGAGAGCCCAAGTACAGCGTCACCCTGCTCATCCCCAAGACGGACGTGGCCACCAAGGCGGACATTGACGCCGCCATCCAGGCCGCCGCCAATGAGGCGCTGTCCAAGGTGTGGAACGGGGCCCGCCCGCCCCAGCTTTCCGTGCCCATCTGGGACGGTGACGGCGTGCGCAAGTCCGGGGTGCCCTTTGGCGATGAGTGCAAGGGCCACTGGGTCATGACCGCCTCCACCAAGAACAAGCCCCAGGTGGTGGGCATCGACAACATCAACTGTGAGCTGGCCCCCTCTGACATTTACAGCGGGATGTATGCCCGTGTCACCATCCGCTTTTTCGGCTACTCCAACAGCGGCAATAAGGGCATCGGCTGCGGCCTGGGCAATGTCATGAAAACCCGTGACGGTGAGGCCCTGGCGGGCGGTGCCTCCGCCTCCGTGGACTTCGCCGGTGTGGGTGCTGCCCCTGCCGCTGCGCCCGCCTATGGTGCCAACCCTGCGGCCCCCACGGGCCCCGCTTACGGCGTCAACCCCGCCGCCCCGGCAGCTCCGGCCTATCAGCCTCCCGCTCCCGGCCCTGCCGCCACCACGCCGCCCTGGGGCACCGCCAGCGGCGTCAACCCCATCACCGGCCTGCCCATGTAACAGGAGGAAGTCATGCACCATCTGAGCATTGACCTTGAAACATTTTCCAGCGTCCCCATCAAAAAGGCCGGGGCTCAAAAGTACATATCCAGCCCGGATTTTGAAATCCTGCTCTTTGCGTACAGCCTGGATGGTGCACCTGTTGAGGTGATAGACCTGACCACGGGGGCGCATCTGCCCCCGTGGCTGGTCCAAGCCATCACCAGCCCGGAGTTTATCAAGCACGCCTACAACGCCCCTTTTGAGTGGGGCTGTCTGTCAAAATTCCTTGGCTGGCTACCGCCGGACCAGTGGCGGTGCACTATGTTCCAAGGCCTTTACTGCGGCTATACGGCGGGCCTGGAGGCCACTGGGCGGGCCCTGGGGCTGCCGGAGGACAAGCGCAAGCTGAACACCGGCAAAGCCCTCATCCGCTATTTCTGTACGCCCTGCGCCCCCTCAAAGGCCAACGGTGGCCGCACCCGCAACCTGCCCCAGCATGACCCTGCCAAGTGGGAGCTTTTTAAGGAGTACAACCGCCAGGATGTGGTCACAGAAATGGAGATTGCCCGGCGGCTGGTGTCCTACCCTGTCCCTGACTGGGTGCAAAAGCAATGGGAAACGGACCTCATCATCAACGCCCGTGGCGTGGCCGTGGATATGGATATGGTGACCGGGGCCCTCTACTTGGGGGACACCGTGCGCCAAACCCTCATATCAGAGGCAATGCAGCTTTCCGGGCTCAATAACCCCAACAGCGTGGCCCAGCTCACCAAATGGCTCCAAGAGGAAACTGGGGAGGAACTGGGGGACTTGCGCAAGGACACTGTGACCCGCCTGCTGAAAAAGGACAGCAACAGCCCCCAGGTGACCCGTATGCTTGAAATCCGGCAGGAGCTGGGCAAGACCTCCACCAAGAAATATGACGCCATAGAGGCCGCTGTGTGCCCGGATGGGCGGGTCCGTGGGCTGCTCCAATTCTATGGAGCCAACCGCACCGGGCGCTGGGCCGGGCGGCTGGTGCAGGTCCAAAACCTACCCCGCACCTACACGGAGCCCCTGGCCCTGGCCCGTGACCTTGTACGCCAGCGAAACCTCAAGGCCCTCAAAGCGGTCTATGGCTCCGTGCCTGACACCCTCAGTCAGCTCATCCGCACCACTTTTGTTGCCCCGGAGGGCCACGTCCTGATTGACGCCGATTTTTCGGCCATTGAGGCCCGTGTCATCTCTTGGCTGGCCGGTGAGCAATGGCGGCTGGAGGTGTTCCGCACCCACGGCAAAATCTATGAGGCCAGCGCCTCTCAAATGTTCGGCGTCCCTCTTGAACGCATCAAAAAGGGAAATCCTGAGTATTCCCTGCGGCAAAAAGGCAAAGTGGCGGAGCTGGCCCTGGGCTATCAGGGCAGCACCGGGGCCCTCATCAATATGGGAGCCTTGGACATGGGCATCCCAGAGGAGGACCTGCCGGACATCGTGGGCCGCTGGCGGGAGGCCAACAAGCGCATCCGTGACCTGTGGTATTCCATGGACAACGCCGCCGTGCAGGTCATCACCCAGGGCGGCTCCGTGGGGCTCAACGGGCTCATCCTGTCCCATGAATACGACTACAACCAAGGGACAGATTGCCTCACCATCACCCTCCCCTCCGGGCGCAAGCTCTACTATACCAGCCCCGGCATCGGTGAGAATGAGTGGGGCAAGCCCTCCATTTCCTACATGGGTATGGACCAAAAGACCAAACGCTGGAAACGCATTGAAACCTATGGCGGCAAACTGGTGGAGAACTGCGTCCAGGCCATCGCCCGTGACTGTCTGGCGGATGCCATTGAACGCCTGGAGGCCGCTGGGCTGCCGGTGGTGTTCCATGTTCATGATGAGGTGGTCATTGACGTGGCACCTTGGACAGATGAGGACACCATGCTCCAGACAGTAGTGGACATTATGCGGCGGCCCATCACTTGGGCCCCGGACCTACCCCTCAATGCAGACGGCTGGGTGGGGCAATTCTTTAGAAAAGACTGATTGAACAAGCCCCCCCCCCCCCCAGCAGCGGGGGGGGGGGAGGGGGGGGATCCCTGAAAAAAATTGCAACGTGGTCTTTTCGCC